ACAGTAGATCTTCTTTGCTTATATATAAAAAATTATTTACAATATACAAATAAAATCATATCATAATTTAAAATAAATACCGCTATAAAATTATATACACGGAGTGACCTCTGCCAGAGGCTTCGGCGGCTTCGGTGTGTATATAATTTAAAAACTTAAATTATCTCTATTCATAAAAAGGAACTACTTCTGAAGTTGTTCTGAAAAAATATTGATAAATAGCATCCAACCTTGTTAGAAACATGCTCTCGGCTGCTTGTGCCCTAGAAACTTCGGAATTAAGACTTGCAGTGAGAACACCCTCGGCCTGTTGTGCCCTGGAAACTTCAATATTAAGATTTGCAGTGATAACACCCTCGACTTGTTGCGCCCTACTAACTTCGGAATTAAGATTTGCAGTGAGAACACCCTCGGCTCCTTGTGCCCTAGTCACTTCGGCATTAAGATTGTTACTGATATCGGCCTCGGCTCCTTGTGCCCTAGAAACTTCGGAATTAAGACTTGCAGTGAGAACACCCTCGGCTCCTTGTGCCCTAGAAACTTCGGAATTAAGATTTGCAGTTAGAACACCCTCGGCTCCTTGTGCCCTAGAAACTTCGGAATTAAGATTTGCAGTTAGAACACCCTCGGCTCCTTGTGCCCTAGAAACTTCGGCATTAAGATTCGTAGTGAGAACACCCTCTGCTGCTTGTGCCCTAGAAACTTCGGAATTAAGATTTGCAGTTAGAACACCCTCGGCTCCTTGTGCCCTAGAAACTTCGGAAGTAAGATCTGCAGCGATAGCGGCCTCGGCCACTTGTGCCCTAGAAACTTCGGAATTAAGATTTGCAGTTAGAACACCCTCGGCCATAAGTGCCCTAGAAACTTCGGAATTAATATTCACAGTGAGACCAGCCTCGGCCATAAGTGCCCTCTGAACTTCGGAATTATGATTTGAAGTTAGAACAGCCTCGGCTTCTTCTGCCCTATTCACTTCGAAACTAAGATCTCCTCTGAGACCAGCCTCGGCAATAAGTGCCCTCTGAATTTCGGAACTAAGATTTTGTGTGAGAACACCCTCGGCAACTTGTGCCCTAGAAACTTCATCATTGATATTTACACCCAAAGCAGCTTCGGCTTGTTGTGCCCTAGCAACTTCATCATTAATATTTACACCCAAAGCAGCTTCGGCAACTTGTGCCCTAGTCACTTCGTCATTAAGATTTTCAGTTAGAACAGCCTCGGCTCCTTGTGCCCTAGCAACTTCGGCATTAAGAATGTTAGTGATACTAGCCTCTTGTGATTGTGCCCTATTCGCTTCATTATAAATAAGGTTTCTCACTTCAATAATATCTAATGCATTACCATACTCGGCTCCTTGTGCCCTATTCACTTCTTCGGCAATACTTACGACCAGAGCTGACTCGGCTTGTTGTGCCCTAGTCACTTCGGTATTAAGATTTGCAGAAATAGCGGCCTCGGCTCCTTGTGCCCTACTCACTTCCGAATAAAGATTTGCAGTGAGCGTAGTCACATCCGCACTAAGATTTGTAGCGATAGCGGCCTCGGCTTGTTGTGCCCTATAAACTTCGGCATTAAGATTTGCAGTGATAAACCCCTCTGCTGTTTGTGCCCTCTGAGATTCTTCATAAATATTTGTAGATAGAACACCCTCGGCTTGTTGTGCCCTAGTCACTTCGGTATTAAGATTTGCAGCAATAGCGGCCTCGGCTCCTTGTGCCCTATTAACTTCATCACCAAGATTTGAAGTTAGAACAGCCTCGGCTTGTTGTGCCCTACCCACTTCGACACCAAGATTTGTAGCTAGAACAGCCTCGGCTTGTTGTGCCCTAGAAACTTCGGCATTAAGATTAGCAGTGATAACACCCTCGGCTTGTTGTGCCCTAGTTATTTCGGCACCAATATTTGCAGTTAAATTAGAAATTAAATTTTGGTCGTCTCCACTTAAATTATTAAAATAATTTGTCAACTCTACCAAAGTATCCATACTTATACTTGCCCCATCGAGGATAGCATCAATTCTTGTTTTCTGTGAATCAACAAGATTATCTACATAAATTTTATTTGTAACATCATAGGATGATGCAGGAACTTTATTTAAAGTTACTTCTGAGTTGTTAAATGCTACCTGCAATCCTTGGATTGTAGTCGCAGTTCCTAAATATAATCTGGACATTTATAATATGTTTTTTTTTATTTTTTTTTATATAAAAATTTACATGTAGAACATTTTTTAATATATTTATAATATATTAATATAATAACCATAATTAGAGATATAAATATAGAGCCCCATAGTATATATTTATTACCTGTATTTTGAGATCCTATTCCTCCACTTGCTATTGCAATTGGAATCGTTACACATGCTGGACAGAAATTTTCTTTCAGATTTTTATCATTATCATTTATAGTGTTCATATTTATTATTTATTATAATAAAGAATGTTTAAAAAAAAGACACAAGAAGAATATTTAAAATTTTTAAAAAAAGGAGAAGATGACGAGTCCGAATCCCAGGGAGAAGACGGCGAGTCCGAAGAATCAAGCGAGGCTGGTGAAGGAGTCAGCGGATCTGCTAGCGAAGGTGACATCGGAGAGGCCGACTACGAAGGAGGTGAAGAAAGAGAAGACGCCAGTGACTATGGAGAAGAAAGAGAGGGTGAATATAGTGAAAACGAACAGGGGTTTATGAACGAATGGAATGTTGGAGAGAGAACAGGAATAAATTTTGATGTTTATGAGTTTAATTCATTTAATACAGAATTTAACAAAAAAATATATATTAATTCAAAAAATTTAAATGAGAATTTAAACAAAAGAACGGACCAGCATATTACAAAAAAAGAAATAAATGATATGCAGACAATAGCAGGAAAATTGGATGAAATACAATATAAAAATCCGTTATGTTTTGTAGTTGCATATAAATACTTACATAATGAAAAAAAAAATTTTTCTGATTATGTAAGTATTTATACTAAAATAATAAAAGACAAATTTAAAATTAATATTGAAAACGAAGATTTTATTAGATATATAAGATTTATAAAAAATATTATATAAATAATAAATATTGATGAACACTAAGTTAAAAATATTCCAATCACCCGAAGCCTCTTATACAAATTATAATTTTGTAGTTAATGATCATATTGAATACAATGAAAAAAATTTTAGGTTAAAAGTTGTTAATTTTTTACAATACTATTATAATATTATCGGATACGTTGATGTATATATAAATGATTGTTTATATAAATCAAATATCCCAGTTTCTCCAAACGTTACGATCCCATATTTTTTTAATCTAAAAATAAATAAAATTTTTTTATCTATTTCTTTAACTATAGAACCACCAGTTCCTTATTTGGAATTTATTATTATTGAAAATTAAAATAAATAATAATTTATTTTAATTAATTTCACATTCCATAGAAAAATATATCAAATCTATACATTGATCAATTTTTTTTGATGTAAACATTACTTCTATATATATTGTATCCATTTTATTTATTAAAATGTTTCCATTCCACTGTTCCTTTTTAACATTCTCCTTACCCTTGAAATATATTTCAATATTTGTAGGTGCTTCGTTAATATAAATTGTAAACATAAAATTTTTTATATCATCATCATTTTTTGTTTTAGAACATAAAAATATGTTTTTAATAATCAAAGGACTCGGCGATATAATATGTCCTACAAATTGCCCGGATTTAACATCTCTCTCGCACCCGGTTAATATTATTCTATTTATACTATATCCCCCGTCGCCCTTTTCACCTTTTTCTCCTTGTAGCCCTTGTTCACCTTTTTCTCCTTGTAGCCCTTGTTCACCTTTTTCTCCTTGTAGCCCTTGTTCACCTTTTTCTCCTTGTAGCCCTTGTTCACCTTTTTCTCCTTGTAGCCCTTGTTCACCTTTTTCTCCTTGCAGACCTTGATCACCTTTTTCTCCTTGCAGACCTTGATCACCTTTTTCTCCCTGTGGACCTTGTAGCCCCTTTTCTCCATTTAGACCCTGATCACCTTGCAGACCTTTTTCTCCATTTAGACCCTGATCACCTTGATCGCCTTTTTCTCCTTGCGGCCCATTATCACCTTGATCCCCTTTCAGTCCTTGCGGCCCTTGATCCCCTTTCAGTCCTTGCGGCCCTTGATCCCCTTTCAGTCCTTGCGGCCCTTGATCCCCTTTCAGTCCTTGATCACCTTTTTCTCCCTGTGGACCTTGATCCCCCTGCGGTCCTTTATCACCTTTTTCTCCCTGTGGACCTTGATCCCCTTTTTCTCCCTGTGGACCTTGATCCCCTTGCAGTCCTTGATCTCCCTGTGGACCTTGATCCCCCTGCGGTCCTTTATCACCTTTTTCTCCCTGTGGACCTTGATCCCCTTTTTCTCCGTGTGGACCATGCTCTCCCTGTGGGCCTTGATCCCCCTTTTCTCCCTGTGGACCTTGATCCCCTTGCAGTCCTTGATCTCCCTGTGGACCTTGATCCCCCTGCGGTCCTTTATCACCTTTTTCTCCCTGTGGACCATGCTCTCCCTGTGAACCATGCTCTCCCTGCGGACCTTGATCCCCTTTTTCTCCCTGTGAACCATGCTCTCCCTGCGGACCTTGATTCCCTTTTTCTCCATGTGGACCATTCTCTCCTTGCGGTCCTTGATCACCTTTTTCTCCCTGCGGTCCTTGATCACCTTTTTCTCCTTGCGGTCCTTGATCACCTTTTTCTCCTTGCGGTCCTTGATCCCCTTGCGGTCCTTGATCACCTTTTTCTCCCTGTGGACCTTGATCCCCCCTTTCTCCATGTGGACCATGCTCTCCTTGCGGTCCTTGAACACCTTTTTCTCCCTGTGGACCTTGATCACCTTTTTCTCCCTGTGGACCATTCTCTCCTTGCGGTCCTTGATCACCTTTTTCTCCCTGTGGACCTTGCTCTCCTTGCGGTCCTTGAACACCTTTTTCTCCATGTGGACCTTGATCACCTTTTTCTCCATGTGGACCTTGATCACCTTTTTCTCCCTGTGGACCTTGTAGCCCCTTTTCTCCATTTAGACCCTTATCACCTCGATAACCTTTTTCACCAAGTTGCCCATGTGGATCTTGATCAATTTTTTCTCCTTTTAATACATTTTGACCTTGATCATGTAGTCCAAATTGACTCTGATCTATTTTTTCGACAAGGAGTGAGTTATTTATCGGAGCCGTAGGCGGTTGATTTACTTTTTCTTCATTTAATCTTAATCCCAATAATACTCCGCTAAGCGGACCTCTATCTTTTTTTTGAACTTGTAATGAAGAGGGCTGTTTTTTTAATAAAGATATAGATTTATTAGACGACTCGATTTTTTTTTCGTGTGTCAAAGCTTTTTTTTTATAAACTTTTTCTCCAATAGAAGGTTTTTTATCTATAATATAATCTTCATTTAGTTGGATTAACTTAATTGGTTCTTTTTTTAAGTTTATATTTGTTGCATTTGATCCACTATATTCAGATTTTAATTTTATTGTATTTTTTTTAACAGGCATTCCAGATATGGAATTTTTAATATTTTTCATTATACTATAATATATATATATATATATATAAATAATAATTTTATTTTTTATTTTTTTTTCTATATTCTTCCAACAGTGGTATGCATTCATGAGATCGAATAAGAACATAATAAATAAGAAATGGAAGGCTAAACATATATGCCAAGAGTGCCCATAAAACTTTTTCTGCCACTGATAGGCCAGCGGCTGTATTACATTCCCAAGATAAATATGCAGCAAGTAATCCTATTACAAAATTTACAGCATACTGGAATATAAGTTCGTTTCTACTATATGATGCTACACAAGGTGTATTTTTATTTGAATCTTGTTCGAGATCATGATCTCGATTATTTTTAGTATTAAATTTTTCTATTGAATAAGTTGCTAATATTAGATCTGCCATTTATTATAATAAAAATGAAAAAAATATTTAATTTATATTTAAAAATATAATATGAATAATAATTTCGAGATGAATTTTCCAAAGTTTGAAGATATAAAAGTGTCTACGAAGACATATACTTCAAATACAAATCTTAATATTAATATGGATAAACTTTATAAAGAAATTAAAAAAAAATATGAAGAAGAATTGGAAAGTATTAAGGAGAAGATACCTGGGTTGAATAATATAAATAAAATTAAAAAAATAAATGATAATTTTAAAATACCATATGGGTCTATTTTAAGATGCAAGTGGAGAGATGAAGAGATATGTATTATAGAAAAACAACAAAGTAAAACAGGAGGGAAATGGTTTAGAAATTCTATGACAATAGTGTTATTTTTAGATAAAAAAATAAATTTTAAGATATGTAAGAATGGTACATTTCAATTTACAGGTTGTAAAAAAATAGATCATCCTATAAATTGTATAAAAGTTATATGGGATATTATAAGAGAAAATAAAAAAATTTATATTTTCAATAGAGGAACAGATCTTGATTCATATATTATTCCAGCCATGAGAAATATAGATTTTTCTCTCGGATTTTATGTAGATAGAGAAAAATTGGCTTCATATATAAATTCTTTGACTGAATATAATTGTATGCTGGAAACGTCGTTCGGATATACTGGTGTCAATATAAAAGTTCCGTATACAAAAAAAATAAATGAAATGATTATAAAAAGGATTGTTTCTCCAGTAGAAAAAACTGGAGAATGGTGCATAACAGATGTAAATTATGTAGATTATTTATCAATTCTACCAAAGAAAGAAATGGATAAGAAATTAAATTCTACAAGATATAATACGTTTCTTGTATTTCACTCCGGAAGAGCCATATTATCTGGCCTGAATTCTTATTTTATGAAAGATTCTTATTTATATTTTATAGATATAATCAAAAAATGTAAATCTGAAATAGAAGAAAAATTAACAGTTTAAAATCTTAACAATTTTTCGTAAGAATTTTCGGCCAGGTTTTCCCCAATCGATGGCTCAGATCTATACACTTGATTTATTAAGGGCGGTCTATTTCCCTCTTCAATTGACTTTTTCGTATGTAAATTTGGAATTTTTTCCAGGCATGTATTTGGTTTATATCTACCTGTTTTGGAAAATGTTGTGTATTTTGGATGGGGTTTTGATAAAAAATAATTTGGGGTAAAAGACCCCGGTCCTATTGTAGCAGGCGTACATCTTATTTTTATATAAGAAGAGTGATTTTGACTCTTACTTCCCAAGTTAAAATCTTTTTTTTTTAAAAATTTATTTATAAACATCATTATCTATTTATATCTTTATAGATATATTTAAAAAAATATTAATTATAAATTTATTTATAATTAATAAACATGGAAATATTTAAAGACGGAAAAAATAAAAATATTATAGGATCTTCGATATTTGTTATTTTAATGTGTATTTTATTCTTAAATTCGAGAAAAACAAAAACCCCGATTTTAACGTATATATTAACCTCTGGAATTCTACTGTATACATTTTCTCAAATATATGTACATTTTTCAGTAAATAACAGCATGATAGAAGAATATATGTTTATTGCTCAGATAATATTTAATTCAATTATTATTATGACATTTTTTATTGAAAATTCAAATATAGAAAATTATAATGTCGACGACCGCCAAAGGGGCGCAGAGGATGGAAAGCTTCTGGAAAACAATACCGGGCGAGATCGGGATACCAATCAATTTATGTTCAACCTTTCTCCTGTCAAACATTGCTGCGGGGGAGATTATATGAGAACTTCGGACCCAATTCTTCAGGAATATTGCAAACAATTTTCAAGAGAAGAATTAATTAATTCTTGTATTGCTAGAAAAAATGAATACATAGTTCCTACTGCAGAGCAGCCCTCAGCAGAGATGGTTGACTCCCCAGCGGAGCAGCCCGCAGCTCCAGAAAATACATGTAAAACATGCAATAAAAAATCAATTAAACATATAGATAATAACTGGACGAAAGGTATAATCTAAGCGTGCATTTTTATGCTCCAAATCCACTAATGCATTTATTTAAATGATCTTTATACGACAAATTTAAATATTGCATATATATTAGATTTTGATTTTGTTTTGCTATTTCTGTTCTATAATATTTTATACCACCGCCTCTGGCGGTGGAGAGGTCACCTCTGGCAGGGGCGGCCTCTTCGCGGTCACCTACAAAGACCTTTTGTTTATTTGATTCACATCTTTGATGTGTATTAAGAGAATTTTCCATTTATTATTAGTTTTATTATATATATAAGAATAAAAATTTAAGAATAATAAATGCATTTTGTTATTAAAAACAATGAAATCTATCATAATTTTCCAATTCATTTCAAAAAAATTTTAGCTGAAAAATCAAATAGAATACATAAAGCAGAACAAATCTCGGAAATTACAAATATGAATTCAACCCTACTCTCGTATGGGACCCAAACCACCCCAGGTGGCGACCGTGAATATAGGTCTATCGATACGAATTCAGTCGAATGTCAAACAGACTTGATAGAAAATTTATCCGATTCATGTATAATAAAATATAATAGAGATTTTTTAGACGAACAAAATGGAGAAAATCCGTTCGATATTATTTCAGACAAACAGGAAATTGTATTATCGTTTATACATGTAGGAATAGATAATTTCATAGTTTTTCCAAGAACTTCTATCGATATATCCGGCTTTTCAGTTATGTATTCTATAAATGGAGATACAATAAAATATAAACAAACCACTGGTGAATTTAAGCTCGAAAAGGGCTTTTTTTATAAATTAACTTCCTTTATCCTTATTTCTGAAAAATCACCTAAATGCACTCTATTTTATCAGTTTTTTAATAAAACAACAGACTCGTTTATTGGAGTACATTCAAACGCTTCAAATAGAAGCACAAAGTGCATAGCATACATTCAACCTGATGAACAGACATTTGTTTCATTAAGAAATAAAAGTATGGATAACCCATATTGCTTACTTACTGGATCATTGAAAATAAAATGTTCCAATTATTCTACACAGTAACTACTTTATAAATTAAATTATGTAATTTAATTTATACATGCATTAAAAAGCATTAATTCCATTCCTTATAATTTTTCATACATTTAATTTTGCAAAAATTTAAATTTTTGGGGGTTTGATCTTTGAAAATAAACGATTTAATTGTATTTACACTTTCTTTTTTACAATTATTACATCTCTTAAGAAGATTATTGTTTTTTAATTTTTTATATTTTATCTGTAAATTATTTCTTGAGTTTGAATATGGAAAAGAAAGGTTTTTTACATAGCTTGAGCGATCACCTCCTCTGGCGGCGGCCTCTCCAATATCATCTCCTCTGGCGGCGTCCTCTCCAAGGTCACCTATAATTTCAACGTCCTTTTTATCGACGTCGTAGACGCCGGCTAAGTCGACTCCGGTGGTGAATACCTGGGGATCGATGTGGGTAACTCCGACATTGACTTCGTATAGAGGCTTATCTATAGTCTCACCGCCAGCCTCTCCGAGGGGTCCAAGGTCACCTCCTTCGTAGACTTCTGATTCGCGGTCTGGCATAGCCCCGCTACCCTCCGTGTACCTCTTTGAGGTACGAAGCTCCGCTGAGTAACGGGCGGGCTGCTCTGCACCGCAAAGCGGCACGCCCGTTGCACGGAGTGCAGTCCCAGGTGATAAACCTCCCATACCTCCCTCATTTAAAGCCATCGAAGTAGATGTTGATTCTTTTAAGGACAAATCATCCTTTATTGTATTTATTAGATTTTTATAAGAATTAGTTACAGGATTTTGATAATGAACACTTTCCTCGAATAATTGAAGAGGATTTTTTTCTAAAGCAGCCTCTGGCGGCGTATTTGGTTCTTTAAAAAGAATATACCTGTACGCATTCTTTGCCATCAACAATGCACTTGCGTTGTCTTTAGGGGCGGCATCTCCTATAACACCTCCTTCGGACCGAGTATCGGCCCGCATCTCCGCGTCGGAGGAGGCCGCTTCGCGGTCTGGCACAGACCCGCTCCCCAAGAGGAGTTTCGGGCAGATACTCGGACCGAAGGAGTCAATCGAATCTGAAAGAGGTTCTGAAATTTCCATATTTTCATTGGAATTGACGGACATAAATGTTTCAGCTTTAATTAAATCACCGCCTCTGGCTGCCTCTATGAAATCAATTGTTTCATGTGGTGTAAATATATTTATAACATCTTTTTCATATACATACTTTACAGGTGGAACGTTGATAAGACTTATTTCATATTGTATCTGTTCACTAAATTTATTAGTATCAATTTTTCCGTTCTTCATGTTTTTATAGAAATTTTTTATCCCGATTAAAATAGGACCATCTCTAGCATAATATTTATAAAATGTATACATATTTTCATATGTAAAAATACGATCGGAATATACTTGAATTCCTTCCGTATACTGTGATATATCAAACATGCAATTTTCTGGGATATTATTAACCAATACATTTTTTATTTTGAATTCTGGAATTATATGAGAACTAATTACACCCATCAATTTTCTATACAACCCGAAGTATGTATTCATAATTCCGAGAAACTCTGCTGGTCTAATATAATTGACAGAATTAAATATATCAATTGATATATTCATGCCATAATCAAAATTTAATAATTTTTGCAAAGCCATCTTCATTTTTAATTCAAAGTCATGTCTTGTTTTGAAATTTTTAGATTTTATATTATAAATTACATGTCTAAAATTATCCATAAATATCTTACAAGAATCAATTGTTAAAGTTTTATATATAAACATAACTATAAAGTTTTCGGAATATTTTTGTAAGTAATTTTCTACATCGGTTTTAATTACATCATCAATATTTTGATTGAATATCTCAGGGCATTTAATTTCCTTTTTTAAATATACAATTGTTCTGGGTGAATAATACCCCTCGGCAACTCGTCTAATGTATACATCATTACTTATTCCTCTCATTATAGATCTATTTAAAAATATAATAATGTTTGCCAATTCAATCGAAAATTTATTTAATGTAATAGGAGCGGCTTCTAGAGACCTCGAAGCGGCCGCCTCATCTCTCTCTCTTAATAATTTTATTTCAAGTTCATTAACTATCATTCTAGCAAAACATCCATCTTCATATTCAATATTTATTGACGTCAATACTTTTTTAACTTCTTCAACTGCAAAATAAATAACATTCAATTTAAAATTGGTTTGGAATATTGATTTTTCTTGAACTGTTATAGACTCATCATTTACAATATTTTCATTGGTTGAATAATCTATAAGTTGTGTTATATATTCTACATTGTCTCGTAGATTCATATACTTGGGCTTAATTATTTTTTTCTCTTTTTTTACATGTACAGCGTTTTCACATATTGCTTGTTTAAAATTCCCTATAAGTTGTTTTATTGTAATTTGTGGATATTTATATCTTGAAATTACATCAACAATACTTGAAATAATATTAACATCTATACCACCGCCAGAGGCGGCTGCTTCTCGGAGCTGCTGGCTGCTCTGCTCTCCGAGTAACGGGCGCGCCTGTTTCACAGAGAGCAGGGGAGTCAATTGCTCCATTACATCACTCATATATTTATTTAAATTTTCATTTTGAAAATCTTTTATAGAAGCTGTTTTTTTAAAAATACCAGCTAATATATCATATCTTTTATTTATTTCTTCAATATCACCATTCGATACATAAAATAGAATTTTTCTAATCTCATACAACCACATCGAAACTGTCCCATATTCTACATTCAATGAGGCTAATTTATCTACAATAATTTTAATATTTTTATTTATTATCGTTTCAATTATTTTATTTTTTTTAAAATTTTCATCCACATTCTCTCTCCCTATATACTCATCCATTTTTCTTCTTATAATACTATTCAATGGTTCTTCTGATTTCACTTTTTCTTCAGCCGCCTCTTTTCCTATGCTTGGAAGAGATAGTGTTTTCTGCCTCGGCTCTCGTGTCGGCTGATATTGTATATTCGTAAATGGCGATATATTTTTCATTAAAGTTCTTGTAATTAAAGATCCTTCAACCGGCGCTATTGTTTTTGTAACTGAAAATAATTTTTTCTTATAATTTGAATATGAGATAATTAAATTATCTACTGGATTTTTTTTGAATAGGTCATATGAATTTAAAAATTCATTTACTAATTCAATCTTATTCATTGATAAAAATATAAAAGTCATTACAATACCAGGATGTATATATTCATCAAATATATTTAATTTATTGTAAAATCTTTTAATCTTTGTTAAAATATTGGCCACATTGCGGTTTTCATCTTTAATATCATTCAAAAATTCATTTATATATATCCGCCCCTCTTCTGTCTTATTATACTCAATAAGAGCCTTGAAAAATTCATACCCATGTCTATGGACATAATTCATATTATTATATTTTTCATACATTGATGACAATGATTCCTCTCCCGTATCTTTTATACTAGAGATAAACTCTCTAACATTCTCAATTGGATATGACAAATACATATTGTACATAATAGTTTTACATATCGATGGTTTCAATCCAATTATTGTCTCTTCTATCTTATCTATTTTTTTTTTTAAAAGTTTTATACAATTTATTTCTTCTTTTACATAAACAACTCCCCCCCCTGTCCGCTGTTTAAACCCACGACCCTTCTTTCCCTTTGTTTCAACTACCCCAACATCTTCAATTTCTTTTTCTTCTTCTATATCCTCGCCGGTGTCTCTAGAATCAAGAATCTTCATTTTATTTTTTTTGATTTCTTTCTTGATTTTTTTTATGTATTTGTTATACTCACTTATTTTTTTTTCATCTTCTGTTTTATCCCTATTGGTTTTATATAGCTTTTTTAACGATTCTAATGATTTTATTTCTTTTTCATATACATTTTCTTTTTTTAAAAATTTACTCATGAATTCTGGATTCATTTTGAAATAATCTTTTTCTTGTTTTTTTTGTAATCTTTTATATTCTTTTACAAAATTTCCAAACCTATAATGCCCCGCCATAACATCCTTTATACCTTGATATATTGGCATATATTTTCCACTTTTTATTCCACGTTCCCCATAATGTGCCCCGAACATTGTATCTATATATTTTTTTAATTTTATAAAAAGTTCTTTCGAAAATTTTGTTTTTAAAGCTTCTTCTTCATCCAATGGTCTCTCATCTATAAAATCTTCTGGTTTATAAGGTCTATTTCTAACAATTGGTGGGCCTATAAAATCCTCGGGTTTATACCCATACCCTAACCCTAATATTCCCACTCCAATCTGGTCATTCTTTTTACCAACTTTACTTTTCGACTGTACTTTCTTTTTCTTTTCCTTTTTCTTTTCTTCTTCCTCTTCTTCTTCCTCTTCCTCTTCCTCTTCTTCTTCCTCTTCTTCCTCTTTTTCCTCTTCTTCTTCCTCTTCTTCCTCTTCCTCTTCTTCTTCCTCTTCCTCTTCTTCTTCCTCTTCCTCTTCTTCTTCTTCTTCCTCTTCTTCTTCCTCCTTTTTTTTATTTTTTAAAGTTTTTCCAGAAAGTTTATATGTATTTTTACTTGGTTTAGTTTTAATTTCAAATTTGGACCAATCTGTTTCGTCTTCATCGTCATAATTTTTTTTATTCATGTATATTTATAATATATGAAAATATTTAGTATAAATCAAAATAATAATGATATCATTTATAAATAAATGATGTCAACTAAAAAAAAAACAAATTATTTTTATTCTATTATTATTATTATTATAATTTTAATATCAATATGTGTTATTTTAATACAAAATCAGATAAAAGAACATCATATGCAAGATGATCCAATGCTTTTCAACCTACGGTATAAATTGAACACGATGTTTGATAATAAAAAAATATACAAAGGAAATCTTGAAAAATTAAATGATGGTAATATAATGGATTCAATCGGCCTTTATAAAGGTAACAAATCTTACACTATAAATAAAGAAAAAATATTTTTATGTCTTTTTGATGAACAAAATAAATATTATAATACTCAATTTTTAATGTATGTTTTACTTCATGAGATTTCACATGTTTTGTGTGATGAAATTGGACACACTAAAAAATTCAACGAAATTTTCGAAGAACTTTTAATCGAAGCTGTGGACCAAGGCATTTACGACCCGTCAACTCCAATGATTCAGAATTATTGTACATACAACGATTAAAAGGGCCGCCCCCGTGTAGCGGTATAAGAGGAGCTGCGGGTAAAATGTTTGAAAATTCAACCTAAGACTCCGGCTCTAGAAAAAACAACTCTTCCCAAACTGACTTTGGGTGAATCACCACTTGGATCACAATAATATCCATATGGTGAGTTCCCTGAATATTTTGCATATTTGTTTTGAACAACATCAACGGTTTCTTCGCTTATTTTCAATACATCTATCCACTCGCAATTATCTTTACAACTGTTTTCATCTTTATATTGTTTACAATTGGTTATTAAAGGGTCGGTGGCGTTGTCAATATCATCGACTTTTGGAAAACAAAATCCATATCCACTTTTTAAATCGGTCTTATCGAAATTAAAACCAGTTTGAAAATTATTTATTTGACTAGGCATTGATTTTTCGTTTGTCCATGTTATACGGTTTTTTCTTGCACAAAATCTAACAGTTGTTCCATTTTTATCTACAATAGCTGAACCTGATCTGTTTTTTTTAATTTCTTCAATCTGAGCGAGACTTAAATTATCTACTCTACCACATGACATATCAGAAGTTCCATCAGCTGATGTTTTGTCGCAATATAATTCGCCCCCGTCCCCACTGCATACAAGTTTACATTGTCCGTCGACGCAAGATTCTCCTGCTAAACAACATATAGTTTTAGATGGATCAGTTGGATCTTTACAAGGCTGTGAGCAACAATTATCGTTCATACACGATTTTGGATCGCAGCATATTTTAGAGGACCCACATTCAATCTGCGATTTATCACAAGAAGAACAATCTTTTATTTGACAATTATATGGTTTATCAGATGGACAAGTTTTCATACATTTTACCGGTTCCCCACATAAAGTTTGAAGGCTTGTACCTGCCCCACATTCAACTTCAGTACTATAAGAAATTCTTAAATATATAATTAGTGATAATATTACAATTGTAAAAATTGCGAACCAAAAATATTTATTTTGGATTAATTCTCTAAGTGTCATTTATTATAGTAAAATGCTATAATAAAATATATAATTTAATCACTATAAACTCTAGTATAGCTGTTATATATAGTTTACTACCGCTTATTTTTCAACAATATGTTCTTTAATGCGTTCGTCCACTTCTCTCATATCTTCTTCATTAATGTCGCTTTCTTGTCTTGCTTTTTCTTCTCGTTCTTTTGAGCTGGAAATCGCGTCTTGTATGCTTGCATTTACACGATCATCATTCCCAATCTTTTCTTTAACTTCAATTAATTTTTCTTGAAGAACTTTTTCAATAACTGTAGTTTCAATTAATTTAATTTGAGATTCATTTAATTTTCCATCTTTAGTTATTTTTTCTATAGCTGAGTTTGATTTATCAATTATTTCTTTTGCTACTTCAGTTTCAGTCTTACCAGTTTCAACGGATATAGCTTCAACAGCAGGAGAACTCTTAAAGAATGGAGCTGCAAATGTAAGTATAAAAATACCAATACCAGTTCCCCAACATACCCAAAAGTTGTCTGAACACATATTAGCAAGGTTAGCTCCTGCTGCTAAAAGCTTGCCTGCATCCCCCAACGCTTTTCCCGCCCCGTTTGCCAAATCATTATTGAACAATGCTCTTATTATAAAAATAATTACGATTCCTATTCCTATAAATAATATACCACCTATTATTAATCCTATATTTTTCGATGAAAGCCCGGGTGTGGATGACGTCGCATTCGGAGGAGCCGCTCCAGATTTTACAGAAGTTGAATTTATTATTTTAGACATTTATTATTATATTATTATTATTATTAATAAATGTCAAAACCCAACAGTCAAACTATTTCTGATTTTTATAATAGCAATACAATATTGGTAAATATTTCTATTGCTATTATATTATATTATGTTATGTTGTATTTATCTATTTTAATAAAAAGTAGACCACAGTATTCATGGTGGAATAATAATAATGGTAAGCTCTATGATAAATATATAAATATAGACAGTCTTATTTTATCTCAAGATAGTCTTATTTTATATAAACTATCTTGTTTATTTGGAAATTCATTTAATTGTTTATCTACTGAAGAAATTTCGTTTATTACTTCTTCGTTGTTGCCTCATGCTAGAATGCCATCAGGCGTACCTGGGATTTTTTATGGATTTATGTTACCTAGGCATTTATGCCGTGATATAAAATTTATAAAAGGAGAACATGTAGATCTTGATATATGGGCCTTAAATACCGGTAGAGATATTGATATTACTTTAAAATACAATGGTGATACGGCAATTAATAATGGTGTTTATCCATCTTTTCAAGATTTTGTTGGATGGAAATCAAAAATGATGGAATGGGGTATTAAAAAATGGAAAATAAATGAAGGTAATATAACAACCCCTGAATTAGATGGTGATCAAATTAAAGAATGGTACGATACAAAAACCCATCCGGATAATATGCTTGCTTTATATGGTATAGGACCCGATTCACCTTTAATTTTGGGATTTGTAAATAATGCATACAACGATGCAAATAATGGAGTAATTTTCAGCGCCGATGCTATGAAAAAATTATTGGGTGAAAATAATAATTATACGTCGAGCGCTGGAGGATGGATTGGATTCCTTAGGGCAATAGATACTAAAAAAGCTATGGATTTTATGTTTACTAAATATTTCGTAAGTCAAACTACGGCAAAAGAAGACAAAGATAATGATCCAAATTCCCCTTCAAAATGTAATCCAAGAGGAATTTCTTCACAAATTGTCGAAAGTGCTGGAACTGGGTTGGCAACAGGTGCAATGTTTGGAGGACCAGTTGGGGCTGTTATAGGAGGATTACTTGGACTTGGATCATTTTTTGCTTCTCCGACAATGGGAGATTGTTATAAAGGAAAAGCTACCTCGAATTCTTAGCCACTCGTAGCGGCTGCCTGATATATATATATATAATTATAGTGGAATCATAGGTATTGCCTCCTTACACGCGTTTTCTGTAGTAACACATGGACTATTAAAAATAAAAGATCCTGTCGGTTTTCTATTTACATATGGGCCTGTTTGTATTGTTAAAACATTATTTTCACCTTCTTTACATGTATTCTCGCATCCAATATCAAGATCTTTAAGCCACCATCCATTTGGGGCTGGTGGCTTTTGTAATATTTGACTATTTTCACAAATTTTTTCTTCATTTAAAATATAATCTGGACATTTATTAAGATATGAAGAACATGATTTCAATGAATCAGATATTGTATTGGGATTTGTATTGTCAGTATTCACAGATTGCAAAACTGAACATACTTTAGTTTTTTCATCCCATCTTATATCTTTTACAAGTGGATTACTGTTTAGTCTATCGAAACAATCTTCCCAGGTTGGAATTATTACGGGGGTAGTATCTTTTTGGGGGGAAGGAGGCGATGAAAGAAGAGCGGTGGTTAACTTGTAAATAATAAAAAAAATAATAATTAG